TCCCAAACTCTTTCCTCCATTTTGTCAAATCTCGGGCGCGTCTTGAAGTCGACAACTTCATTACTAAGAACCCCGAGATGTCTGCTCTTATTAAGGAGGTCCTGCATTTCGATATTCTCTTCGACTATTTTATAACCCATGTAGAGGCGCGTTTCAACTGGCACCCCATCAGCATCTGTTGGGTCTTTTCTTTTCCCTGAGATGAACTCTTTATCAATCTCTATCAAATAGTCGGCCATTTTATAGTGGAAATTGTAGAGACCAGCATTAGTCCCGAGACTACCTAGCATAAGGCCATGGATACGTGCTAAGGCAATGGCTCGATCGTGCACATTAGAGACTGCACGGCCATCTCGGAACCAATGTTCGCGTGCATCACGAACAGGCACCACTATATTAACCCCAGGGACCATAGGGTCATATTCTCTCTGGACGAAGTAATGTTTAAGGAAAACAACCCCGTGTGCTTTGAGGTGAACTCCTCCTTCAGGATCAGTCCAGTTTTGTCTAATTATGGTACCATGCTGGAACTCAAACATCGAGAGCATAGTAGATGTTTCATTGCAGTTTTTCCACTTAATAGTTACTTTGAGATGCGACTGCAATACATTGCGTATTGCGGCGAGGCTGACAACATCAGTGAGGGACCCTTTAACTGCTATTATACTATCATCACCGTTAAACTTGGCAGCAGCTTCAGCTAACTTAAGAAGCTCAGTGATCTTGTCGGGGTCAGTCTCGCGCATGGCTAATTGGACATATCGTATTGCTCGAAATATAGCTGTTTTGTGAGCATTGAATGTCTTTGCTGTCCAAAGTAAGTAATAAATAAATGCAACGATGGAGAAGAAAGTGTTTATGTGCGTGGTAGAATATTTGCCGCTCATATTCATACCAATTATAATTCTCCAGAAGCCGTCAGGCCATTGCAATATATTAATTATGACAGCGTTAATGAGTCGATGCATGTGATGCCATGTCTTAAAGTAACTACGTCGGTCAGACTTAGAGAACCAGAGGATGTGCGACGCATAGATAAACATAAGCACTTGAGCAAGTTCGGATATATCTTGACTTGTCATGTCAGATTCTATAAACTTCTTAAAATCTCCGAACTCATTATAGATTCTTTGCGCATCACCCTCTCCCCATTTTACTCCAATTGCATTCCATCCCCTTCCCTTCATATAATTGATTATCGGACCCATAATGTGCTTCTCCAGGAGGTAATTCCAAGTTGGATTCATAAAGAATATACGCTCCTTATCGTCATCACGCACACTGAGCTTTATCTCGGGGATTGTGAAAAGTGGCGGATACAAAGACTCATCATACCACAATTCATTTCGATCAAAACGACGATCGAGCTCTTCGTCGATTTTATGCAATTGACAACTGACGTCGAACAGTTGATCTTCCTTCGGGAGCTGACCGGTATACTTGACTTGGATGCCAGGGATGCCATTAAGTACTTGTTCGTGAGCAGGAACAAGACCTCCAGAAGTCTTGCTTGGACAACCAAGTCTATAGTAACAGCCTTTAGAGTAGTCGAGATTCAGGAGCTTATCTCTAGACCAACCTCCTAGGCG